TGTCTACACCCAAAGTGGGACATCAGGCAACTCTGCACCGATCTATCCTAACGGTGCTAATCCTTTCCCGCCCACCACTCCATTTGCAGATGGCACTGCCATGTTGCAGTATGTGAGTAATTGCGAGATTCTTCCATTCAATGCGTTGCCCCAGGGCATCAATGTCTATGATGTTGTCAATATCAACTTATATTGGGGCAATAGTCGGATACCTTTGCGTTATCTGCCTTGGTCCAACTTCACAGCCCAGTTGCGTTACTGGCAGAATTATGTGGGCAGACCCATCTGTTTCTCTATGTACGGGCAACAGGCCATCTACATTGCCCCCATACCAGACCAACTCTACTACATCGAGGTAGATACCAACATCTTACCTACAGCATTGTCACTTACCAACATCAATCAGGTGGATAGCATCATTGACCCGTACACTACTGCGGTTCAATACTATGCTGCATACAAGGCCAAGTTCTATGAGCAGTCTTATGGTGAGGCTGAAATCTTCAAGCAAGAATACAACAAACACATATTGAACGTCCTCAACAGCACGTTTACAAGAAGGATTCCTGATCCATACAGTAGTGGAGGTTAAACATGGCCTCCGCAGAACAGAAGAAGTCCTACCAGGTAATCAAGGCTTTCAAGGGTCTCAACACCAAGGCCAACCGCACGGCTATCGACAAGGATGAGTTCTCCTGGTTAGAGAATGCCATGCCTGTAGGGTCTGGCAATATGCGGATTATTCCAACCAGTAGCAACGTGACCAACGGTGCAAATGCGGTGGTGTTTACCAACAATGTAGTTACCCTGTTTTCTGCCAACATCAATGATGATTATGTGGTGGCTGCAGAAGATAATGGTGCGCTAGAGGCATATGACCTCAGTTCCAACAATTTTGTGACCATTGTTGGCTCTGGTTCGTTGTCCAATTCTGGTGTTGCATTCTCTCAATACCAAAATACAGACGTTTTTGTGGGTGACCCCACTAAAGGTTTGTATGACTGGAACGGGGTGAGTCTGATTCCCGTGGGTTCTGTAGGCAGTATTGCCATCACAAACCCAGGTATCAACTACACGTCTGCACCCAACGTCACTATTTCTTCCCCCAATAATGCCAACGGCACACGGGCAACAGCTGTGGCCTCAATTACCACAGGTTCTGGTGGGGTGCAAAGCATTCAAGTTTTAACGGGTGGATCAGGCTATACGTCTGTGCCTACAGTAACCCTTTCCACGCCTGACGTGACAGGTGGCAGTACGGCTACGGCTGCAGCCACCATTTCTGGCGGGAATGTGGTGGCTATTTCTGTGGTCACTCCTGGTTCTGGCTACCTTAACCCGCCAACGGTTAGCATTACTGGGGGCGGTGGGTCTAGTGCAACTGCAAATGCAGCACTTTCCACGGGTATTGTGAACGCCATCACGCTGACAAATGCGGGTAGCGGGTACACGTCTCAGCCTAGTGTCACTATTTCTGGTGGTGGCGGGTCAAATGCAACGGCTCTAGCCCAGCTCGTCACTTTTGCCACAGGCGTGGTGTCCATTCAGGTGACCAACGGGGGCACAGGCTACGGTCAGTACGGTAATCTAGCGGTCACCATCACGGGTGGTGGGGGCACAAATGCAAATGCAACTGCCATTATTTCTGGAAACGTGGTCAGCCAGGTCATTATGAACAATCCTGGCTCTGGTTACACCTCTGCACCGTCTGTGGCGGTTTCAGGTGGAACTGGCACGGGTGCAAACCTTGTTGCAACTGTGCAGCTAAACCCCATAGTGGACTTGGCTACCTTCTCCAACAGAGTTTGGGTGGCACAAGGGCGCACGGTTTATGCGTCTGCCTCCACAAGCCCCACAGATTTCACCTCTGTATCTGCTGTAGCGTTCAACATTCAGGACAGCACCTTGCACGGCAACATTCAAGGACTCTTGTCTGCCAACAACTTCTTGTATGTTTTCGGAGACGATAGCATCAACGTGTTTTCGGACTTGCAAGTGACCTCCACAGGGGCTACGGTGTTCACTAACACCAACGTGAGTGCGTCTATCGGTACTAAACGCATTTACGCCATTTTCCCCTATTTCAGGTCAGTCTTGTTCATGAACGACTACGGTATTTATGCCCTGGTTGGTTCTACTACCACTAAGATTTCTGACCCTCTAGACGGTATTTTTCCCTATATTGACTTCAGTAAGCCTGTCACAGCTGGTCAAACGCTGCTCAACAACATCCTTTGTGCGGTGTTCAACTTCTATGTGAACAGTTCTTTCCCGATTGGACCATCAGGATCACGGTATATACAGTGTATTTTCTTTGAGAAGAAATGGTTTGTGTCTAGCCAGGGCAATATTCAGTATGTGACCTCTGTGCCTTTTGGCGGTAAGGTCAGACTGTATGGCACAGATAACAACAAAGTATTAAAATTGTTGTACAACGATACAACCAGTGCGATCAGTTCTTACATCCAGACTGCACTCAATGAGATGCAAGACCCCATCAGGACAAAACAAGCCCTTAAATTCGCTGTAGAAGCGACTCTAGCACAAGGTGGCGTGTTCAATGTCACGGTGGACTCAGAAAGCGGTTCTAGCCCCCCTTATACCCTTTCTAACACGGTTACTTGGACAAACACAAGTGGAACGACTATCGGTTGGACAAATTACCTATCTCAAACGATAATTTGGACAAATGTTAGCGGGTACTATTTGTACAAATCAGACGCAGAGCAGTACGGTAAGTATTTAGGATTAACGCAAACCAGTAATTCTGCTGGGTTTATTGTGAACACATTTGAGTTTGAACATGAATTAAGAGTGAGGTTCTAACATGGCATTACCAATTACAGTTCCCTATACGTTTGGAACAGCAACTACTGCTATCCCGCTGACCAATTTGGACAGTGATTTCAGCACTGTTTACTATGCGGTGAATGGTCTAGGTAATGGTACGGTGGCACTTGCCAACGTGCAGATTACTGGTGTTGGTACAACTTTTCCTAACAACTTTCTCGCAAATAGTTCAGTCACGATTGGCAATACGGCAGTTGCACTCGGTAGTACAGCATCATCTGTAGGTAATGTCACGCTGGCAAACGTCACGATTAGCAGCGTTGCAACTACATTTCCTAACAATTACTTGTCCAACACCAGTGTTACGTTGGGCAATACTGCACTCACATTAGGCTCTACGGTCACGTCAGTAGGCAATGCAACTGTGGCAAACGTCACGGTCACCAATTACATTGAGACTGCCCCAGCAATTACCAATTCAAGTACAGCAGTCACTTTAAGTTTAACAAGTGGCACAGTCTTGAGTTATACCTTGACGGGTAACTGTACGTTTACTATGCCTACGGCAACGTCTGGCACATCTTTTATTCTTAAACTGATCCAAGACGGTACAGGTTCACGCACAGCTACATTTACTGGAGTGAAGTGGCCTGGTGGAACTGCACCCACAATCACAACAACCGCTTCCACAGGCTTAGACATACTTTCATTTGTATGTATTAACTCTGTTTGGTATGGCACTTACGCACAGGCGTTTGCATAATGTTTGGAGCACTAGACTTTTTCTTTACTGGCACTAAAAAAGCTGGGGTTTCTGCTACTTATTTAGTGGTGGCTGGAGGTGGTGGTGGTGGTGGTGGATATGGTGGGGGTGGAGGTGCTGGTGGATATTTAACAAATACATTAACTGCTTCTCTTAATACTGCTTATACAGTAACTGTAGGTGCTGGTGGAGGTGGAGGCTCTAGTGCTGGTGCAATAGGAGTAAAAGGATCAAATTCTGTTTTTGCTTCTATAACATCTACTGGTGGTGGTTATGGTGATAGTGGACTAATTGGTGCGGCGGGTGGTAATGGTGGTTCTGGTGGAGGAGCATGGGCATCATCAGGATATGGAACAGGAACAAGTGGTCAAGGCTTCAATGGTTCACTAGGGCACAATGCTGACAATACAGGTGGAGGTGGAGGAGGTGCTGGAGGTGCGGCAGTTCAACCCACAACAAATGTAGGTGCTGATGGAGGTATTGGACTATCTAGTAGCATAACTGGATCATCAGTTCAATATGCTGGTGGAGGTGGTGGTGGCGCTTCTGTATCAAATCCTGGTGGAAATGCTAGTTATGGTGGAGGTGCTGGTGGTTCTTCTGGAACAAATCCTGGGGTTGCTGGCACTGTAAATACAGGTGGCGGTGGTGGTGGCGGTAGGGCTGCATCTGCTGGTGGCAATGGTGGTTCAGGTGTAGTTATTATTTCTATACCCAAAGCATACATTGCCACATTCTCTAGTGGTGTAACTTATACAGGTGCAGTAGTAGGCTCTAATCGTGTCTATACAATTACTGCTACTTCAACAACATCTGAGACAGTTACATTTAGCACAGCGTCTACATTTAGCATGATTTATTTGTTAATTGCTGGTGGTGGTGCTGGTGGTGAAGCAGGGGGGGGTGGTGGTGGTGCTGGAGGTTTTTTAACTAGCACTTTATCTACTGCATTAAATACTGCTTATACAGTAACAATTGGTGGTGGTGGTGCTCAAAGTGGTACTTATGGAACAAAAGGTGGCAATGGTAGCAATTCTGTATTAGCGACTATTACTTCAACTGGAGGAGGTGGTGGAGGTGCCGCAACTAACTCAGTAGGAAATAGTGGTGGATCAGGTGGTGGTGGTGCTTCTACAACAGCGGGTGGCACAGGATTAGGTGGTTCTGCATCTCCATCGGGTCAAGGATATGCTGGCGGTAATGGTGGTACAACACCTACAAATGCTGGTGGCGGTGGTGGTGGTGCGGGTGGCCTTGGTGGAAATGCCCAAACTGGTGGCGGTGGAGGTCAAGGTGGAACTGGAGGTATTGGTCTAGCATCCAGTATCACAGGCACAAGTGTCACTTACGCTGGAGGTGGTGGTGGAGGCGGTGGACAAAACGCTGGATCAGGAACAAATGGTGGTGGTAATGGTGGATATGCTGGTGCTGGCGTTCCTACAGCTGGTGCAGCAAATACTGGATCAGGCGGTGGTGGAGACTGGAATAACATATCAACCGCTGGTTCTGGTGGCTCTGGTATTGCCGTTATTAAAGTACCAACTGGCATTGTTGCAACATTCTCGGGTGGTGTTACTTATTCAACTAGCACCGCAGTATCTGGTTACACAATTTACACAGTAACCGCAACATCAACAACTTCAGAAACTGTGACATTTAGTTAAGGAGAATATATGGCACATTTTGCAAAATTAGATGAAAACAACGTAGTGGTCTTTGTGACTGTTGGCAGAGATGAAGACAATGGCAAAGAAGCCGAATTGTCTGCTCGCACTGGTGACGTATACAAACAAACCAGTTACAACACGCATGGAGGTGTCCACTCTAATGGTGGAACTCCATTTCGTAAGAATTACGCTGGCCTTGGATACACCTATGACGCTGGGCGAGATGCTTTCATACCTCCCAAACCCTTCAACTCTTGGGTCTTAGACGAGAACACTTGTTTGTGGAATGCACCCGTGGCAATTCCTAGTGATGCTGGACAAGGTGAACCACCCAAGAGATACACTTGGAATGAAGAAACAGTCAACTGGGTGGAGGTCACAGCATGAGTACAAATGCGTTTACAAGAACGGGTAACACCGTGGTCTTCTTGGCTGCTGCAACAGCTCCTACGCCTGTGCAGTGCGTTTCTACCACCTTGGGTGGCAACCAGTACAGGGTTATCAACTCAGGCTCTGTGACCGTCTTTCTAGGCTACGGTGTTGCATCTACAGACGCAGCCAACAACTCAGCTGTGATCACGACTACAGGGCCAGCTTACCCTCTTTTGGCGGGTACAGATGAGATATTGACGTTTGTGCCTAATGCTTACTTCACAGGAACAACGTCTACAAGTACAGCCAATATTTATATCACCCCTGGTGACGGGATGTAATCATGTTAAAAACAGTTGCAATAGTTTCTGGCGGTGGTGGTAATGGTAGTGGAACAGTCACAAGTATCACTGCGGGCACAGGTTTGTCAGGTGGAACTATTACCACGTCAGGCACTATTGCGCTGTCAAATGTTGCGGTAACGATAGGTAATGCGTCTGTTTCACTAGGAAACACTATCAGTTCTATTGGCAACGTAACACTTACAAACACAACTATTTCTAGTGTTGCTACAACTTTTCCTAACAATTTTTTATCTAACAGCACAGCCACACTAGGAAATGCAACGATTACATTGGGCGGTACAACGTCAAATGTGGGTAATTTAACCCTAGCTAACGTCATTATCCAAAGTGGAACTATTCCATCTGCCAACCTTTCAAGCAACAGTTCTGTTATTGGTAATACCACAGTTGCATTGGGTTCAACTGTCACAAGTTTAGGTAATGTAACGCTAACAAACACCACTATATCTAGCGGAACTGCAAACCTGACAACAGCCAATGTAACTTTTAGCGGTGCGTCTTCTAGCATAGGTTCTTTGTCAGTTGGTGGTGCAGCCAACATCACAGCAGATACGGGATTGATTGCCAGCTTTGTAGGTAGTGCAACCAGTTATTCTTATGTTGCTGTACAAAATAAACAAACAAGCAATACGGCATACGGTGCATATTCTTTGTATAACGAATCTGGTACTGTCTACGCTGACCTTGGAATAAACAGTACAACTTATAGCTATTCTGCTGCTGGATTTCCTAATAATAACTTTTCTTTACCAAATGCAACTTTTTTGCAAGCGGGTGGTGGAGATTTAAGTATTGGTACAAACCAGGCAAATGCGGTTCACTTTATTGCAAATGGTGCAGTAAGTACAGCAGATGCCATGACTATCAACAGCAACAATAGTGTGACTATTGTTTCTATGTCTCAGTCAACGTCTAGTACAGCTACATTTGCAACATCATCATTACCACTTGTCCCCGCTGGTTACCTGATAATTAACAACAACGGCACTAATGTAAAAGTGCCTTACTATGCGGTTTAAATGGAAACACAACAAGTCTTTAACGTCTTTATTGGTCTGGCTGCCTTCATGGGTGGCTGGATACTCAACAATATCACCAAGGCTATAGAACGCCTGGACAATGATGTTAGAGAAATGCCTAGAGACTACGTTTCTAAAGAGGACTATCACAGGGACATAGACGAGATCAAAAGCATTTGTAAGCAGATTTTTGACAAACTAGACAACAAGGCAGACAAATCATGAACCAAAATGATTTAGCCTATGTACAGTTTGGTGACGTGGAGGGTCTTTCCAGGTTAGTTTTTGAGAACTTCCAGCAGCACAGACTTTTCTGGCAAACCCTTAACCGCAATAACATTGCTACGCCTTTCTACCCTATAGAAGAGGCCAACCCTGACAACCTCGATGACTGGCTGCTGATTCACAACCAGATGCACGAGTCACTGGCAAAGATACTAAACCTTGCCAACCCTTTCCAACTGTTAGATGCAGACTGGAACGTGGAAGATGACTTCTATGACTGGATCGGGGTTCACCAGGACATTCACCAGCAAATTGCTCAACGTCTGAAGGTGCAGTAATGGCTACAAGACTTGAACCTATACAGATACTAGAAAAGAGTATGCAAGGGTCTAAACAAGACCCTAAGCGTACTTATGCTGCCATGACACGCCTGGTAAAAGAAGACCCTAAGTTCAGGGTTATGCGTGCAAATAACTCGTTGTTTTCCTATTACAACTTGGGCAACGGCAATGTAGATGTTGCGCTAGACACGGCAGATACTCCTCGTGATTTGGTCAAGAGCGTAAAACAATTTGCACAAGCCATGAAGGTGGCTAAGTTCAAGAGAGGGCGGTTTGACATTAGCAACCCACAGATTGAGAAAGTCCTCAAAATGGCTGGTTTGCAATACAAATTGATGCCTATGCCTGGTGGTCAGATGGCTGCAGTGGTGGAGGTATAACATGAGTAATGTTGTTAATACTGTTGTTTCTGATGTTGGAAATGTAGTCAATACCGTTGCACAAGATGTCAACACCATTGTCACGACTGCAATAGAAAACCCTTTACCCATTATTGAGACCATTGCGGTGACTGCTGCACTAGGTCCAGAAGGTTTAGATTTAGCCACAACCATAGGTGCACCCGCCACTGCTGCGGTGTCTAGTGCTGCGGTGGCAGCTGCTAACGGTGCAAATGTAGACCAGATTGCTACTGCTGCTCTGTCTTCTGGTGCGGGTAGTTACATTTCCGGTGCTACTGCTACAAGTGTGGCTGGAACACAACCAGACGTTAATCAACAAGCACTAGCCAACATTGCGGGTTCTGCTGCTGGATCAGGTGCAGCCACGGCTATTAAAGGCGGTAGCATTGCCGACATTCTCAACAACATTGCATCTGGTGCAGCCGCTGCGGGTACGGCATCGGGTACACAAGCCTTGGGTGCTGGCCCTACAACTGCAAACGTATTGGGCGGGTATGTAGGCGGTGCAACTCAGGCGGGTGGTAATGTCTTAACTGGTCTAGAAGGAGCTGCTGCGGGGGCTACTAAACCCGCTGCCTTACCAACAACCACGGTGGCAGAAGCCCCATTTGTAGACATTTCTCAGGGTACGCAAGTGGCTGGCCCAGGTGGTCTGCCCAACAATGGGTTTCAACCTGGTCAAATCACGCAAACAGCTGCGGGTCTGTTTACCACCTATATTGCACAAGATGGCACGACTGTAAATATTCCAATTACAGTCAATGCCTCAACTGGCGAGATTACAACTACATCTACAGAACCAGAGGCACTCAATGCTGTCAAGGTATTGCGTGTAGACCCCACTAAAGTTAACCCTGTTTTCTACGACAAAACGCCTATAGACCCAGGCTTGTCCGCAGAAGAGAAGGCTGCACTTGCAAATGTTGCTACCAAGACTAGCAACGATATGATCAACGCACTCAAGTCTGGTAAAGCACTAGACGAGTATTACAACACCTATGCCTACACGTCATCTTTGCCCACGTTTGTGACGCAAATGGCACAGGAGTTGGCTAACGATCCTACAGGTACAGACCCTAGTTATAACTCACTGAGAGCAGAATACAAGGCGGTAACAGGCACTGACTTTATTAGTCCTTCTGGTGTACCTAATGTTATTTTGCCACCCGTGACTATTGTTGCGTCTAGAGTAATCAGCTCAGACCCAGCCACTGGTGTCACGTTTGTGGTGGGTGCAGACGGTAATCCTATTCCTGTCTCTACAACAACACCGCTCACGCCTGGTCAGACGATTGCCTACAACAGTGCAACAAATACAGTTATTCCTAGCAGTGTGACCAGTCAGACTTCTGCTGACATTACTACGCCAGATACAACAAAAACACCAAGTACAACCACAACATCTGGCACTACACCAGGTGCAACAGCTGGTGCAACCCCAACGCCCAGCACAACGGTCAGCACCAGTCCTAGTACAACAACATTGTCTACGGCTTTGAACTTGCCTAGTGCGGGGTCAATTACAACAACCCCAGCGGGCACTACTGCAAACACAACTAGAAGTTATGGTGGGTTTGTATCTGGTCCAACACCTACGCCTACACCATCAGGAACGCCAACGCCTACTCCTAGTGTTACCCCTACGCCCACACCATCTATCACGGTAACACCACCACCTACTCCTACGCCTGTGCCTAGTGAGGTAGTGACACCACCTAGTGGGCCATCTACTGAGAAAACACCTTATCCAACCTACAAGCCTGACGTGTTTGTTGAAAGTAATGTGCCTAAGACATTGGCGGGTGCGCTAAATATTGGTGGCAATTTACCGTTGGCGGGTCAGACCGTGGGATTAGGTGGCGGTGGAGGGGGTGTTTCTGTAGAATCAGGGCAGCAACAAAAACCTGTCTGGAACGTGGCCTCACTCAAATTAAAAGACGAGGCCGAGGGCACGCCTGATTACGGGGCATTATCATCAGCACTGGGGATATAAATGGCTACAGCACTTAAAAACCTGACCAAAATGGGTACAGACGTGAAACAAATAGCACGTCTACTCCAGAAGAAAGCTCCTCCAGGGCATATGCTGGCCTACATTTCTCCAGAAGAGGCAGAGGTTCTCAAGCAAAGAGGTGGCTCTGGGCGCATCACAGATGAGGGTATTCCCTCGTTTGAACCTATTGATGTTACTGGTGAAAACACTCTAGGATTTGATCAACCTGTGCAAACAGGACAACAAGTTCAACCAGATATTGGACCTATTTCTTCTGAAACTCGTGGAGGTGGTGACACTATTTCTGCTGCACCAGCACCCGTAGAAACACCAGTTAGTGCTGCACCATCAGATTACAGTTTGTTTGGCGGGGGAGGTGGTGGAGGTCAACCAGGCATTAGACTGGGGACACCTAGTCAACTTAGTTTGGCCTTGCCGTCTGACGTAACCCCGTCAATTACAACGCCATCTGGTCCTTCTCCTTACGACATCACAAGCAAAACAGCATCAACCCTTGCTGCACCTGGGCCAGAAGTAGGTGCACCAGCACCAGGCGGTATGTCAGATGCTACCAAGGCTAAACTAGGCATAAGCGGTCTAGAGGCTCTTCTAGGTGCATCTCAGGTCAGGGCAGCACAATCACAAGGTCAGGCAGCGCAACAGGCATTACAGGCACAGGCAGCACCTTATCAACAGCAAGGTCAGCAGTTGTTGGCAGCCTCACAACGGGGTGAACTCACTCCCGCCAATCAACAGATACTACAGGCTGCACAAGCACAGGCAGCGCAGAATGTGGCTACAAGAGGCGGTGTTGGCGGTATGCAAGCCCAAAACCAGATTAACGCACTACAACAGCAGTTGTTGTCTAGTCAACTCAATTTGGGTCTACAGTTGCAGTCTGTGGGTGACAAGATCGCTCAAGGCGCTATCCAAGCTGGTGTCCAGGCTGATCAATATGTCAACAACCTCACGTCTAGTTATGCCATGAACATTGCTAGAACACTGGCTGGTGGTTTGCCTGGTGGCACAACTACAACTCCTACACCGCAACAATAAGGGGTTAACATGACTACCACAATAGGGCAATTAGGATCAGGCACATTTGGTGCATTTGGCACACAGGACCTTGCAAAGCCTAAACCTAAAACGCCAGAAGAAATCAGATCGTCTTTACAAGAAGACGTAATGAAGGCTGCCAAAGCCGAAAGTGAAACAGAGGCAGCGCAGAAGAAAGAAAAGCTATATGGTGAACAAGAGATGGCTGGTGCTGAATTGGCTGCAAAAGAAAAGTATGCCAAAGAAAGAGTGCCAGAAGACTTAAAAGCAAAACTAGAACAACATCTAGAAGAACAGTCAAAACCATTTGTTCCCACAAAAGAAACTACAGATGATCTAACCGCTTTGTTTGTGACCACTAACTTACTAGGATTTTTAGTTGGCGGCAGAGGCAAAGCTAACGCACAAGCAGCCATGTCTGCTATGAATGGAATGTTAGAAGGCCATCAAAAAGGCCGTGATGACTTGTACAAAAAAGAAAAAGACATCTTTGACGAAAACCAAAAGGTATTGTCCAAGTCTATAGAACAACTCAGAAACGAGTTAAAAGACGCTGCAGAGACCGCAGCAGTTGATTCTGAGCTAGGTGTTGCCAAGGCCAGAGACAGCATTGCCAAGCACGGTTTCACCACGCTCATGCCTTATTTGGAAAGACAGGGGTTAGTGCCCACTTACAAGTTGGCAGAACAAGCCTACAAAATGAATGAGGACAACCTGGCTAGACAACAAAAGCTAGAAGAAAAAGCTGCGGCTGCTGCACACACTAAGTTTGAAGAAGAACAATCACGCAAAAGAACTGGTTTAGAAGAACAAAAATTAGGTATTGAATATACAAAATTAAGAATGGCTCAAGACAAGGCAAAAGCAGAAGCTGGTCAACTCACTGATACCAGCATCAATGACGCTGCCCAGGCTATTGCCAGCTATTCACAAGCACCCCCAGCTTTGCGAGATAAGTTGCGTAATCTTATTCTTGCAAAAGTACGGGTAATTAACCCCTCATATAACGAGAATGAATACAAAACAACTGGTGCTGCAGACAGATACTGGACTACTGGTCAAGGTACAAAGCAGTTGCAATCATTTAACACCGTTGCTGGTCACTTATCGTCACTAGAAGAATATGCAAAAGGTTTACAAAATGGTGATGCAAGACTTGCCAACAGAGGTTTAAATTTCTTGCAAACTGAGTTTGGTGCAAACAATGTCACCAATTTCAACACCGCCAAGCAAATTGTTGCCACTGAAATTATTAACACAATCACAAGAGCTGGTGGTGGCGTGAAAGAACGTGAAGAGGCCGCTGCTAATTTTAGTGCTGCCAATTCTCCAGAACAATTGCAAGGTGCTATTGACGTTGCAAAAGAATTGATTAAAGGTCGTTTAGATGCTACTAGACAACAATATGAGGCGGGTACACATAAGCAAGATTTTGATAAATTCTTGACTGATGCTGCCAAGCAGTCTTTTTCTAGGACACCAACAACACCAAGTCAAGACTTGCAAGCAGAAGCTGTTAGACGTTTTGGGTCATATGAACCTGACAAGTATGACTATGGCTTTGAAAATGGCAAGTTTTACAGGGATAAAAAATGACCAGAGAATACGCCCCTGATGACACTTCCGCACTCAAAAGAGAATACGCCAGTGATGTTGCACAAATTCCTACTGGCGGGGAAAAGACTGTACCGTTAAAAGGTGAATTGGCTGGTGAACCTAAGTTTTTGGAATCTTTTTTGCAAACAGCGCAGATGGTTCCAGAAGTGGGTTTGCTTGCTGGTGCTGCCAGATTTGGTTCTACGGGTACAAAATTAGCACCATATTTTGAACGGTTTGCAGAAGCGGTTATTCCTAAAACATTAACTGGCGCAACAACAGCCACTACAGCTGCTGGTATGACTGGCGTGGGTGGTGAGGCGGTTAAAACAGCTCTGGAAAGAAAAGGTGTTTCACCGAAAAAGGCAGAGGCTGCAAAACAACTTACAGAGATGGGTTTGGGACTGGGAACAGCTGGTTTGGCAAAAGGTGGACAAGCATTAGTAAAGGGTGCAAAAGCCTTAACGGGTTCACCATTCAGAGAGGCTGCGGGTGGTTTACAAACATCAGCAAAAACATTAGCAGAACAGTTAGCAGCACAAGAAAGAGTATCTGGAAGAGAGTTGGTCAGTAAACAACGCCAAGCTAGACTGCGTGCTGGACAAGAAGTGCAAACAGCAGAACAACAGGCAGCACAGGCAAAGGCACAACTAGGCAGACCGCAAGACCCGTCTACAACAGGATCAAGCCTGGTTAATGACATCAAGGGTGTGAGTGATGTTAAGCGTCAACAACGTGCAACTCTGGCTGACCAGACTTATACGGCTGCATTTGATTCAGCACGGGCAAAACAGGCAAATAGAGATTTCTGGCAAACGTCACCGTCAGGCCAAAATTTCTTTACAACTCTAGAAAACAAGATTAAAACGTCTGACACCACCAATGTTAGCTCTGCGGAAGAGTCCGAGATCAAAAACATTATTAACGAGTTGCGGGGCAAAGTAACGGGGCGTGGAACAAAATCAATCTATGACCCAGCAAAAGGTATTGTTGAAGTGCCTGGTGATCCGATATATGCACCCGCTGACATCAAGGTTGTGGTGGAACAGTTGCGTAAACTCAGAGAGGCTGAGAGAGGTTTTCCACCTCAAGGCTTTGAGGCCATCACAAAAGGCCGTGCCAAGGCTATGGCTAAGTCTCTAGAAGAATCTATTGCTAATTGGGATGATGGTTTGCGTAAAGCAGATCAGACATACAAGGCCATGTCAGAACGCCTGTATCCAGAAGAGAGCAGACGTGCAAAAGCAGTGCTTGCTAGACAAAAATATGACGTAAATCAGTTGGCTGCAGACCCAGTAAACGCACCTAAAAAATTCTTCCAGAGCAAACAAGGCATTGAAGACTTGACCAACCTACTAGACGGGGACACCAACAAGGTGGCTCAATATGCCAATCAACACGTTATCAACGAGTTGTCTGCCAAGAAAACAGCAAAAGAGGCTGAGAACTGGGTGACAGATAAGAACAATAAAGACTGGATGAATGCTGTACCAGGATTACGTCAACGTGCCGAGGATTACGTTAAGCAGTTGTTAGAGGCAGAGACCAAGGGTAAGTCTGCTGAAGAGATGAGAAAACGTCTCAAGACTGCTGGCAAAGGTAATTTGCGTGATGCTATCAACAAGGTTAGAGAACTAGAGTCACAAGCCTTTGCAATGGAATACGCTGATCCCAGTAAAGTTGGTAGTCTAGCCAGGCAGTTTGCACAGAAACTCAAGAAAGAGGACCTTGCGTCACCAGCTCAAATTGCTGATCTTGAGCGTCAAATTGCAGATGTTGAGGCAAAGTTTGAAGGCAAACAACGGGCACAACGCATGGCTGTTTTAGCAGCCAAGTATTCCAGCCTGGGATACGGTGCGTGGGAAGCAGTCAGAATTTTAGGTGGTAAATAATGAGCAAGAAGAAAGAAAAGGGTATCAACCCAGCACTAGAGACAGCCATCTCTGAGATGCTAAAAGCGGTCATGGTAGACCCTACTGCCACGATTACTGACAAAACAAAGGTGATAGACCGTGCCCTCAAGTTGGAGGCCATCAAGATGAAGATGCAAGATGACGAGTGGGGTAGTGGGTTTATGGGATTAGAAGACGAGGAAAACGAGGCATAATAGGGCTTTTTAAAGGGGGTTCTATGGATAAAGTCTCATTGATCACGTTGGCGTTGAAAGTTATCTCAGATCGTCTAATCACGATTCTGGCACTGCTAATGTCGTGTGGGTTAACGTCCTACACGTTGTGGGCGGGTGATTGGACAAGGGTAGCAACACTTGCTATATTTGTGTTATTCAGTTATTTAGTTGTAAAGAACAAGGAGGTTAGTCATGCCAAGCAGCAACCGCAACAAGAATCCTATGAGTCCCAAAGCTGATTATGAAAACAGCAACATGGCTAACTCTAAGCACCAGAGACCCCATGAGGTAAACCAACAGATTGCCAAGTCTGTGCGTCCACAGTTGCCCCGTGACGGGTCTGTTGGCATGGAGAGATGGCAGCCTGGCACATTGCCTATGGGCGGGTTTAGGTCAGTCATTGACTTCTCTGGCACGCCTAGTTACAACACCAAGAAGTCACCTACCTCTGGTGGTGGTGGAAAGGTTTACTGAAATGGCTAATAACATTCCATTCCAACAGATGGGCAATACTGTTAGGATGATTGTTAATGGTGCTGCAAACACGCAATCCAATGTGTTTACTATTCAATCTAACAGTCCTTGCCAACAATATTATATAGCCAATGCTGATACAAACTCTGCGGTGTATGTACAGATTAACGCCACCAGTAATTTTAACATTGCGTTACCAGACGCTGGTCCGTGTCCAGTCATAGCATTACCACCTTATGCGTACAAGGTATTCACAAACATACAAGTAGGACCTGGTGCTAATGTGTACGCAAAAATCATAGGAGATGCTGCCAATGCCACTTGCTACATCACACCTGGAGAGGGGTTCTGATTGGACCCAATCACAATATTCGCAGCGTGCAAGGCTGCTCATGCGGGTATTCGAGAGTGTATTGATCTTTACCAGGACTTTAAAAAGGATGGTAAAGACGTGTCCGACATTGTGGGTGACATTGGTAAGAACTTAGGTGCGTTCTTTACCCACCAGGAATCGTTTAAAGAGGCCGAGAAGGAGGCAAAGAAGAAGCCTCTAGGCAAAGGTATCTCTATCAACGAGGAGGCCATGAACCGCATCCTACGCCAGCAACAGCTGGAGCAGATGGAGACTGACCTTAGAGAGATGATTATCTATCAAATAGGTATGCCTGGTCTCTGGAGTAAGTTTGTAGAGATGCGGGAGATTGTCCGCAAAGAGAGAGAGAAAGTAGAGCGTGAACAAAAAAAGCCCTTGAAGAGGCTGCCAGAAAGAGACGGCAGTTTATCGACAAGTGGCAAGTTCGTGCAGCGTTACTTGCTGGCTGCTTTGTCCTCTTGACCGTCTTCTCTGCCCTCATGTATGCTATTCATGTTGACTACGAAAACAGTAAGAATGGAGTTCACAGATGAGTTGGATTGAAAGTATTGCACCCACGATTGCATCTGCCCTGGGCGGTCCACTTGCTGGCCTAGCAGTAGAGGCAGTCTCTAAGGCTATCGGTGTT